TTAAGCTACCGTAATAGATGCCCCCGTTTGGAAGTTTCCATTAATTAACCAGTTTGTTCCGTCGCATAAGAAATCGATATGGTCACCAATTGCTTCTGTTCCGTCTTCTAACGTAAGTGTGGTTGCTCCAGCACATGTTTGAATAACACCTGCTTCTGCGATAGGGCCACTAATTACTGCCGTAGTTGCCGTAATAACGTAGTCTGTAGAAAAGGCTGCGCCTACTACAATCTTGAATTGTAAACCACTAAGGGCTGTAGCTACTGCTGGCAATGTAATTGCTCCGCCAGTACCGCCATTTAATACTAAAACCTTACCATTGTCCGCTGAACTAACTGTCTTAGTCGCGCCAACAGATTCCATTTTGCCAGAGCCTACTGCTACTGGTCCACTAAAGTGTGTTGCACTCATTGTATTTCTCCTGTGTTATCAGTCAACTTCTATAACAACCGTTATAGAATATATAGTGTGCTTATTGCACATAGTTATTATACCAAATAAGTGGTAATAAAAAAAGGCCCCCGAAGGAGCCCTTTAAGTATCGCTTAGTACTTAATCAAGCACCAGGTGAACCATACACTGCACGGAAGTCAGACCAACCGAAAGAATATCTTTCGCGAGCCTTATAACGTACATTTCCAGTTTCAAAATCCCCTTCCACCCCAGTCTTCATGCTTACACGGTTGAAATGCTTCAAGCCGTTAGGTGAATCAGTTTTGATAAACCATGCATCAACATCAGTCAAGTAATGATTTACAGATACATCACCTGGTAATACACCAGTTGATTTAATTGCATTTAAGTCATTATCTGCTGTTGACGTACGACCAGAAGAACCTAATACACGTTCTGCAACGAAGATTAAGTCTGAAGGTACACATAGTGATTGACCTTTAACCGCAATCTTTAAACCACGCTCATCAGTGAACTTGCTAATATCAATTAGCGCAGCTTCTAATGAAGTTTCGTTTAAGTCAGCAGCTGTGCTTGGTTCGTTAGCAATAGTGCTACCGTCCAACAAGGTGTGAGTGCCAATCAACTCAACACCATCACCACCTGAATATGAAGAGTTAAATGCGTTGTTTAACACATCAGCACCCTTAACATTCTTAGTGTGGCTCATAGAACGAGCTAACGCTTTAGTATAACGAGATGATAACTTGTCATACAAATTATCTTCCATTGCTTCCTCAGTAAGAGCAAAGCCTAAAGCGATTGTTTCATGGTTATAACGAGATGTGTAAACTTCTTGTGCAGTATCATAAGCAAAGCCTGCGCCTTCTGCTTTAGTTGCTGCATTACCGAAGCCAGATAACATCACTTCCTCTTCAAACGCGCGGTCTGAAGATTCAGTATCAAAGATACCTTTCCATTCGTCTTTATATTTAGAGTACTCTAAGCCAAATAAGGCGTTAAGTCCCGGTTCTAACTCTTTTACGAGTTGTGCTCTATTAATTGCCATAGTCTTCTATGCCTCCTTAAATAGCAACAACTTGCTTAAGAATGTGCTCATTAATAATGACTTCAACTTCTGCGTTAGCACCAGTTGCATTTCCTGTCTTATTAATTAGCCCAACTTGTTTAAGTTGTCCGCTTGTTGCACTAGCTGATGAAGTATCAACTTCCATAGAAGAACGACCATTAGTCGCGCTGCCTGCTGCAACTACAACATCAAAGGCAGAGCCATTCATTGCTGTAGTCATAGTACCATCGTGTTGTGCACTGTATACAATACTCGGGTCATCATATACATATGCTTTCACATCATTTGAACCAAGTGTAGCTGTAGAAGCTACCCAATTGTTCTTAAATACTACAGAACCATCTGTAGCAGTATATTCGACACCGCCGAAAACTCCAACAATATTCACATCAGTTGCATCCGCCTGCTCAATGTAGCCGTCTGTTTCTAATGTTACTAAATCGCCAGAGAAAATTGCCGTAGTTTCACCTGATTCGATAAGGTATCCGTTTGCACGAATAGTCCCACCGCTCATGTGTCTTACAGGCGTAAATCCGTTAGGATTATCTGAATTAGCCATTGCTAAGCCCTCTCTATTAAATTAAACAAAAGTATTTTATGTTTGACTTCCGAAGGTAGTCGTACTCTTTCGTTCCGGAGAACTAAGTGGCATCGACGGATTACTCTCTTTCATCAAATCATTATCTACTGAAGCCAGTTGGTCGTCAGCGCGGCTCCTGTAGTACTCATTCCGCTGTTCAACAAATTCCATAGGGAATTTTGCTAAAACTAGTCCACCTGTTCCTATGCAACCATTCAATGCTGTCCCATCAGAGATGGTAGGCGCTTGAAACTCAGGATGGTCATCAGCTTTTACAAGCTCGTACCCCTCACGGAGTCGTTTGCTCATATTAACCTTGTCTTCCTGACCAAGCATTTCTGCTCGAATCCATCGGTACTTCCATCCCTGAGGAGCTTTTGGAGCCTCTAACAGTGATGGTGGTGTCCATGACTTAGCGCGAACTGTAGTATCGCGATTACTTGCAGCGCGTGACGTACGCTTGTCTTTGTTTAGCGTCACATTATTGGTTGACATTTAATCAGCCCCCTTATACTTTGCGTATTCTTCTAGAGGTACACCTAAGCGTTTAGCAATATCTACTTCACTTGCGGATAACCTTACTTTGCGTCCAGATTTTTTGGCACCCTTGCGAGAGCTGCCTGCAACCGTCTGAGTCGTTCGGTTGTTTGCTTTGAACTTGTGCGGGAACGCCTCACGCATTCGTTCATTAACTTCATTATAGTACTCATCGGTGGTCGGGTCAACCCCCTCTTCAGTTACCAGTTTATTATGGAAAGCAAAAGCCGATGCTGTCATAGCCTCGTCCTTACCAAACCACTCATTTTCCTTAGCCCATTCTACTGCTCTATCGTCTGTAGGGGCCTGCTGTTGGAACTGTTGTTGTATCTGCTGGTCGAAAACATCTGGTGCTTCGGTCTCTTTATCAGAGGCCTCCCATTCTGTTTCTTTGCGGCGTCTAGCGCGTTCTACAGTATCTCTCTCATTAGCTAACTTAGACAGTCTTTCGTTTGCCTCTGTTGCTTTTGTAGAGTCACCTGTGTCAAAAGCAGTCTTATAGTCCGAACGTGCTTTCTCAAGCTGTCCGTCTAGTCTGCCTTCATACTCTCCCATAAGAGTTTTATCTGATTGATTGAGTCTCTTCTTCACTTTCTTAAGCTCATGGTTAACACCACGAGCAAAATCTAGTGCAGCTTTTTCTTTTCTCTCAGCTTCTCTATACTTATAAGTGAGTTTTTTAATTCTCTTTTGAACTCCGTCAGAATATTCTTCTAACTCTCCCTCACCTGCGTCCTCTACTATCTCTAGTTTAGGCTCCTGTGCATCTTCTAACTCTACGCCTTCTTCCAACTCGTAGTCAACTTCCTCAGCATTTTCTATGTCTGCCATGTTATTTCTCCTAGTAAGCGAGATACTTTTCTGGGTCGTCAATCAACGCCAGAATCTCGTCATCATTTAAAATCCTCATCTCCAGATTGTCTCTCTGAATACGAGCACCTGCATAGCGTCCGAAGAGAACAAAACTCCCCTCTGTACACCATGGCCCATCAGGGTACCTGCTCTTGTCTTTATAACAGTCAGGTCCCATCTTAACTACATACCCAACCGTAGAGGCTACTGTCTCAGCTTTATGCATCGCATCGGACACAATAATGCCACTCTTAGTAGTCTTTGGGGGTGAATATGGAATCATTAATAACCTATACCCTGTAGGTGTAGGTATACCTTCTAAGTCCTCGGGGGTTAAATCCCTAGGGTCTATTTCATTTTTATCTAGCATCTTTTCTCCTTTAGCAAGCTGAAACGCAGCTTGAACGTGTTATGTATCTGCTTTGGCCATGTTGCCCAATAGTTCCAAAATATTGCTCTCTACTAGAGCAAGTCCTTTATAGGTACCTTTTAGGTGCTGATACGCATCCCAGTCCGGTACATTTCCTACGGCACATGCTGTCTCAATAGCCTGTTTATCATTACGCAATCGCTTTAGAACTTCCTCCGCGAATGTTGTTGCATCATGCATACTTTTCTCCTTTTATTTGCGGTTTCCATATGGAATACCGTTACTTACTGGTCCCTTGCTTGGGGGCGGCCCCTTCTTTTTTCCTGGCATTTGCTACCTCCTTTTGTGTTTTTGAGCGTTTCTGCTCGTTTAACAGTTGGGTATACATCTGACCCTCTGCAACATCAGCATCTAATAGAGCGTTCTCTCTAGAGGCTGCGATTGTTTCCTGGTGCTGTTGGTACTCTAAGTCCATCTTCTCGCGCTGCATCTTCTCCTGTGACTTAAGTCTAGTTAACTCAATCGCACTACGCTCTTCGTCAACCTTGTTCTTCTGCTCTAACTTAGCAGCTTCCTGCTCCATCTTAGCCTGAGTTGCAGGGTCAATAGGTGGCTGTTGCATAGCTTGTGCTAATTGCTGGTCTTTTCCAGTAATCTGTGCAGTAGCTTGTGCAGCTTGCTGTGCTATCTGAGAGGCTGTTGCAGGGTCAATATCCTTAGCATTAGGGATAGGCTGACCAAGTATTTGCTCTGCTTCAACCTTGTATTTAAGGGCTAAATGCTCTTGAATATGGGCTGTTAATACAGATTGCATACCCTGAACTTGCTGATAAGCAGGGTTTTGTAGCATTTGAGCGTGTGATTCTATGTGAGCTTCGTGATTTTCCCACTCAAACGCCTTCAACGGTCGACCTGTCATAGCGTTCATATTCTCTGTAATAGGGTCTAATGGCTCTAATTCTGGCTCTGGAGGCAGTATTTTATCCACATTATCTACACCCAGGGCGTGATACATTCGTCTATATGCCTCTCTAACATCGTGAATTTCAGGCGATGCTTGTGCTAATTGTAGCTGTTGTTGAGCCATCATCACTCTTTGTGCCATTGAGAAGATATTAGGGTCAGATACCGGAATGATGTCGACTCTTTCGTCAAAATCACTCTTTTTAATCATGTTTTCACCACCCTCTATTTCATATGGGTAGTCATCAGGCATATTCTCGTGAATGATGCGCGCTAACATCTTAAATTCCATCTTCTGCGCGCCGTGTAAGCGTTTATGTACCGCAGACATAATCTGAGAGCCTTTCTCTAGTAGAGCTACTGTAGTGCCTACTGGCATATCTTGTCTTGAGTCACCTACTTGCGTATCTGTGATAGATGCAAAGCGTCTACCTGTGTCCACCAGTACGCCTAATAACGCTGATAATGTGTTAGATGGCTCTTTGTATGGTAATGGCATTAGAGAGTCTCTAATAGAGGCTCCTGTTGTATCTACATCGCGCCACTCGCCAGGTGCAATCGGCTCATCATCACCTTGGATACGTAATCCTCTGGCCTTAAAACCGCCTGGTAGATTAGACAACGTACCTGCATCGATTAACTGTCTTAAGATAGCTGTTGCAGCATAAGTAACACCACCAATCATGTGAATTAATCCAAAACCGTAGAAACCTAGTCCAGGTAAGAACTTATAATGACAGAAATAAGCTATTTTCTTCCGGTTGTCATCACCTTCTTTCCAATTTTTGCGTATAGATAGTACTCTTTCAGTGTCCTTATCAATGGTAATAATGTAAGGTATAGCAATACCTGTTTGACCATCTTCATCTTCATCTTCAAATCCTTCCAAATTTAAGTCAATATGCATTTCCAACAGAGTGTGGATATCGTTGTAATCACCTCCAATAGAAGAGCCTGAGTTGTTTTGCTGGCCTGAGGCCTCGTCCAGTATGGTCTTAGCGTCTGATTCATCTAGCTCGGAGCCTTGGCCTACGTCATCAGTGTTAGAGTAAAAGCCTACCTGTTGCTGCTTTCTAATGTCGTTTGCTGACATACGAATAACATGAGTTACTCGACTTGCTGTTCTTAAATCAGATGTCTCGTAGGGTACTACTAAGTCGTCTGCAGTGATATAAGTACTTATAGGACGGTCAATTGCACCGTCGTAGTAAATCTTTTTAAACGCGCTACCTGATAGCGGTAAATAGAATAGCATCTGGTCCATTTCAGACTCGTACTCTTCCATTACGTGCATCACATTATAGTTCATGAATTCTTTTACTCGGTTACTTTGTGCAACCTTTTCGTCTGTTTCTACGCCCACAATAGCGGTATCTACTGGTCCGTTTGCAGGGCACATTTCTTTAAATGCCTGTGACTGGAACTGAGTTACTGCTTCGGCGAGGATAGGATGATGTACCCCCGACGCTCCGGGGAAGGGTTCGTCTCTTTCTTCAATCTTAAGACCAAGTAAGCTGATTCCTTTTGTGTAGACTTCTTCCCACTCGCTGCGCGATTCTCTATCTTCTTCATATAAATCAATTAGTTCCGTTGCTATTTCCTCTAAATAATCATCATCTAGAACTTCCGCTAAGTTAGCCGTGTGCCCATCATCTACGGGTATCTCTTCCTGAGGGTTAAAGTCAATAACGACAGAGCCATCATCTTGAGTATCTATTAAACTACCTGTAGTGTCCATTAACTCTTCTGGAGATATAACTGGAGCGTATGGTGCCTGTATTGCGTCTTCTATTGCCATAGTGGATTCCTATTTGTTTGTCTGGATTTTAACATTTATTATAGTATATGTGAAGTTAGCCTATTCTGTTAGGGAATTTAAGTAGTCGCGATGCGCGCGATGACGTTCTTCTTGGTTATTTGTTACTAGGCCGCCTTTTGCATAGCCCATGCCTGTATTAAGATGTTTCTTTAGTTTACCGTCTATTTTTATATAGAACACCGATACCCATCCATCTTTATGCCTATTCGCATCTATGTCGTCCTGCTCGGAAGCCTGTTTATAAGTGTTCTTACCGCCAAACCATACATCCATACGCCCTACGGAGCCTCCAAACTGCTCTGTATATCTTTTAGCAAACCCTGGTATTTTTTTACCGTATATATTAT